AGATGTTGGTATACGTTCATGTTCCGTGATAAACGTATTATTTCGTTGCGTATGACACGTAAGCTTGATGAGTCGAGCGGATCACATGTGGTATGTATCGCAGCTCTCTCAACCAAGCTTCTGTACCAATTGGGCTTGTTGAGTTGGTTTACACTAGGTAGCGTGCCAATGATACCGCCAGCGTTGTCGCTGCCGATATTATGCTTACTACCATCGCTTTTCTTGAGACATAGGCCAACGCGCTTAAAGCGGGCTGTAGCATGGGACGCGTTACTGGCATCACTGCCATCACTGTTGCTAGTGGGATTGATGCCGCGAACGCCAGAGTACCTGCTACTGCTGCCATTGCTGATGCTTTTAGCGATAACTTCGTTAGCGCTGACATGATTTGTCTCGATACCATCAAGTTTGCCGGTTGCAACTGCATGGTTCGCACTTGCTCGGTTTTGTCCGCGTGGAATCCTTCGATTCGGTCTGCTATGTGGTCTGGTAATTCCTCCAACCCGATTATTAGGCCAAGGCTCGGGTCGGCCTTCTTCGCTTCGCTTATCGCTTCGGAGTATCTGGTTAGATTGTATTGGCGTGCCAGGCCTCCGTAGATCATCTCGTCCCACATGACCGTTTGATACCATCTGCGCGTCACCGGATGTATGTCCTTGGTAGACGCCATGATCCGGGCGACCACAATAGGGTCGTAGACCTCGCATGCCTTGCCCACGAGAGCGGTAAGAGTGTCCTTGTCCTCTTGGGTACGGGTCATATCCTCGAGAGGCTGTTCCGTAGTGGTTGCGGTGGTACTTCGATATGCTATCGGGTGCAGATTGGTGGTTGTCATAATGCTGGCCATAGTCATAGGGGACTTGATTGTGTTTCGGCTGGGAATGCGTGGCGTTGTTAACTCGTTGACTTCCTTCACGTTCCAGGCCTTCGTAATGTGGCTCCATGTCGCGACTCCTCCAAACTTTGCTAGCACCCGTTTGTGCCATGATTTTAGCCCTGGATTGCCCCCGGGTTGTAAATGCGTTTGTAAACTGGTACTCTCTGCGTGCGGTGGGTAGCATGAGATTGGAGAAGTCGTACTCTGAGGGAGTGTTGATCGGACAGCCTGTAGCACTTTGTTTTCGCTGAGCTCCTTTCGGTGCTGCTTGCGTAGCTTGGCTTGCAGGTTTCTCCTCGTATTGCGCCCCGATGAGTGAACCGTGGCCTGGCTCGTGTTTGAGTTGGTTGGGCTTACCAATGGTACGGAAGGCTGATTGATGTTTGCTACTTCCTGGTCGGCTACTCTGTCCTCGTACTGCTTGCGGGATAGGCCGTTGCGGCCCTCCTTCGACATTGAGCTTGTTAAAAGCGGCAGTGAGTTGGTAGGAGACTTCATTGAGCCTTTGTCTTTTGATGGGTTTGTTGGGCTTGTTTCCTTGGGTGTCATTGTCCGACCCCGTGGGCGAGTTTCGTTTGGTTTTAGTGGCTCCAGTGGTGGTGTCACTAAAGGACGTTTGTA